GAGTAACTTGTTTTCCCCATTCCTTGTAATACTTCTCTACTGCTGGCAAATCCGCAGGATCCACATTCTTAAGGAATTCATTTACAAACACATCATCTGAACTAGGCGTCCCTACAGGTGGTGCAGGTTGACCATTTCCGTTTAAATCATCATCTAAATCAGGTGGACCATTTCCTCCACCATTAAACTCCTCAGGCTGGTTGCCCAGATTTAGTTGGAGCGCCTCCAGACGAGTCTGTGTTTCCGTTCTCTGTTCCTCCGGCATCAGTTATCTGCTTTCCGTATGTAAATAGATGTTGGTCATAATGAGCTAAAAACAACTGTTGAACAGTTGGATCTAGTTGCTCATAAGATTGGGATTTCATAAATTTACCGTGGACATAAATATGTGCCTGATGATTATCAAATGAATTCACCATCACAGGATTTTGGAGGGGTTGTGGTTCCGGAGGTTGACCAGTAACAGTACCCATACCATCCATCGGTGGTGCAACAGTTGCCGGTTGCACTTGCTTCATGTGGAAGTTTTCTCGTTCTGCTTGACGAGTATCAATCGCCAATTCAGCATACAAACGAGAGACTTCAGACATTTCAAGATATTTCAATCCCTCCATTGGAGGAATCAATTGCTTATCAATCAAATCAATAATAAATGCTTGCTTGGCCGCTCTTGAACGAGGTGCCATTGAACCGTGTTCAACATTGAAGTCAACTTGATCTGGCAATGAATTCTGCTTAAATTGCATTACCTCATAAACCTGATCCCCAGAAATAACCTGGACCATCTTGCCTTCATCCCAGAATTGCTTAGCAAGCATAACAGATTGGTAACCAATAGATTGAACCATCTCTTCCATTGAAGCAATAGTTTCCTCTAGAATGCCATCACTTTCTTCTTGCAAATAGGCAATAGCACTAGCAGCTTCAACACCGGGAGGTGGTCTTTGTCCTCCTTCGTATTGATTACTGATATAGTCCATATCATTCAAAGAAGCCTGTTCAACAACCTGGAAATAAGCAGGTAGCTCAGGATTTCTAACAGGAACAGGTGCATCAAAGCCTGGAGTATATTCAATAACTAATCCAGGTTGTGCAGATAATTTACGAACATCAATAGAGCCCTTTGGAACTGCCCATTGTGGTTTTCCAGTAAGATTACGAGCCTCAATTCCTTGAGAACGTGATCTATTATATTCTTTCTGAATAGGAATCAAATCCTTAATGATAGACTCCGCATAGAATCTACCTGTAGGAATATGATCTACCTTAGCAAATGGGTACCTACCATGTTCATAAGGGAATATAGATACAGGATTATCACCACCCAAAATATTACTTGGCTTACGATCAGTAGGGATGGGTACTTGTTGTCCAGATTCATCCAGAACTGGCTTTCCTGTAGCTGGGTCCACTTGCATTTCAGGTGGTTTTTCAGCCATAAAAATAAGTTGTGAATTTGAAATAACAAACATTGCACCTTCTGGGAACTGCGGGCAGGGCTTAACCCAGAATTCCTTGAGGAATACATGATCTTTTACTTCACCCTTCTTAGCAAGCCCCAAGCTAAGTCTGAACTTAGACTCAGGAATGTCTGCATTAGAATCAGCGTCGACGTCAACACCGTACATGGCTTTGACCATTTCAACTGTGGATGCAATTCCATGGCATACCCACTCTTGCTCTTGAATGTCTTGCTCTTCAAGATTAGGAACCCAAATATGAAATGGTGATGGCGCAAGATATGAAATGTCCTTCGATGGATCGAAGTACGTCTTCATAAATCCTGTACCGCAAATACCTCTCCACCAAATAGCTTCCCGCTTCCTGAGTTGATAATTCTTTGAATCAAGAAGTTGATCCGAAATAGCAGTAGCCATTCTGGCCTTTGCCAAATCTTCATCGTCTGGAGTTTGAGGAACTACAAACCAAATTCCTCGCTCTTTGTTAACCTTAGAATTCTCTTTACGAACAATGGTTTTGATTCTATTAGATACTAGTCTAACTCTCCATGCAGCCGCTTTAGGCTGAGTCATAGAATAACCAGTGGCAGTAGAACCAGACCATTGCATGTAATGCTTGCCAAAATACATGGCAAGGTTATTATACCACTCTTTTTCGAATGGTTGTCTTTGAGCCTTTGCGGCCTCAAATTTAGCTAGAAAATCACTAACTAATTTCTGATCCGGTGTACCCACTATTGGGCTGGCGGTCGAGTTCGGCATCTACTTCACTCCAGACGTTATCAAGATATGGTTCATCATCATTATTAGATTCTATATCATCCGGATCAATAGAAGCATCGGGTTCAACAATTTCAGGTTTCGGTGTTGAAATGCCCGAGAGCGAAAGCAGCATGGGTGATTGCGAGACTATCTGCGTCAGTTGCTGATTCGTTTGTAGTAGAACTTGATTCGTCTGAGTTAGACTCTGAATCTGTTCCCTCTGTGTTTGAATCACGTCCATCAATAACTGGATCACCGGTTCCGGTTGAAGTTCCATCTGTATCCGTTCCTAGCATCTTATCGACCAACTCATCCGCAGTAGGGGTAGTTGATTCAGGAGGGGAAATAGTACCATTTTCCATATCAAGACGAGATTGCAATTTAAATCTCATTTCTTGATTCTCAACGTCTTTAGCGTTCAACAGGTCACGAAGCATGAAAACTTCGTCCTGAAGAGTTTTAATCTCACCCTTATTGGTTTCCATAAGAAATCCTCTGGAAATAAGATAATGAGAGAGATATGGAGTAAGCTTACGATTAAATTCAACAATCATACTAGTAATGCATTCACTGCAAAGATATACAACACCTTCAGTATGATACTGAGTATCATGCTCATCAATTTTTTGAAATTGAGTATCCACACCTAGATCAACAAAAAACAATCTTTCTACGCCTGCGCCACAAGAAATACAAACCCAAGGATTTGCAGCAGGCTTATCCATAATCTGAATTGGTCTCATAATTCGCTTCCCAGAAATTCGTCGATGGTTAATTCGTTTTTATATGCTTGCTCCCAATCATAATCAGTTGCAGGCATTGTTACGTGAAGTCCCTGAACTACCTCTCTGCTCTGTGTATCTATAGCAAACTTGGTAGGTCTAGACATAACTCCATAACGTAAAGAATCCATTGCGTGATCGTCTTTCTTGACAGGCTTTTCCTTCAAGTTACTGCGATCACGAATTTTTGTAAGGTGTCTGTCCCAACGATACTTACGTAACTCTTTGAGTGTTTCTTTACATCTTGTCGTTATGATGAGCTGTTGCTCACGGAACATTATCTGCACATAGGAGATACCACTGTCAACATTGTTATTTCCCAAACCAATGAATATTCCATGTTCAGCAAATTGAGCTTGTCTTGTGACACCTTGCTCTGGATCTGTTTGAGCCAGCGCTGGATCACCAATAATATATTGAGTGCTTATTCCTAATTCTAGTTGACGATGCAACCATTTGCTAGCTAAATCAGGAATAATAGTTTTGTTAATATAAATCTCATCATAAATGATAATTTTACTATCTTCATTATACGCACCAAAAAGAATAGCAGTTGGGTTATTAAACCCATGGTCAATCATTTGGAAATGAGACCAGTTATCACGAAGTACAGGCCAACGAGTAGACTTGAGAATATCAGGACAAACATTATTAGTAGTGGAAAAAACTTCCCCATACACCAGTCCAGTGTGAGAGATATAGACACCTGTAGATCTAGTTTTCTTTTCTTCTGCACTCATTGTCTCCGTAAGTCGATCATAAGCTTCCCTACGAATATATGGATTTTCGAATGTCTCTACTTCAATTACTTCAACAGAAATTTCTCCAGCCAACGCCGGTTCATACAGGGTATCGTAGGTCCAAGACATTTCAATAAGTGGAGTCATAGTCATCCACCAATCACCATCTGTGTCGATTAGACGAACTAGACATTCCTTAAAGATTTCACTGGGGGGTTCTTCATCAAACCAAGTCCAATTTCTAGATGTACCTTGAAATTTCTCACGATCTTGTTCATATGACATGAATTCCACAGTTGAACCATTATTCAACGTGAGAATTCTGTCTGTTTTAGAATAGGATTTATCCCAGGAATTGTCAATAAGATATTTGGTTGGGAGCCATCTTTGAATTTCTGGAATAATAATCTGGTTAATACCCAGGTTAAAATCAACACCTACGACTCTACCTCTCGTCGGTGTTTGGGGAATGTAGTCTAGATGAAACTCTTCGCCATTCTCATCTCTAAGAGTATGCTCTCCGGTCATATAACAAACAGCTAGAGCCGCCCCTCCAACTGTTTTACCCGACCGGTTTCCGCCCATAAACATCTTGCCCTTCTTCTTTGAGGCAAGAAAGCGTCTTTGTTTACGGTTGTTGGCTTTGAACCCCCCGATGCCAGGGGCCA